GGATCACCAGCCGCACCGAGAATACCGTGCATGCGCTGTTCGAATCGCAGAACAAGTTGTTCGATCAATGGTCCGGCATCATCAAGGATCAGAACGCGCTGACCGAGCGGGTCATGCACTGCATCCTGCCGGAAGATGCCCTCAAACTGATGCAATCCGCACCGAGGTCCCCATGAGTACTTGTGTCGCCGACTACCAATACGACAAGAAGTCCAAAGAATTGACGATCCAGTTCGTCAAGGGCGGCAGTTATACCTACCACGAAGTGCCGCAACGCGTGGTCACCAACTTGAAGAAGGCCGGCTCGCAAGGTCAATACTTCAATGCGTTTATTCGCAACCAGTACGGCTAACCGGCTAGTTGAGGTCCACCTCGTACCACGAGAATCCCACGCCGACATCCGTTTGATCGGTCGAAGCCGTGGCAGTGACCAGCAAGGAATGGCCGGGATCGATCAACATCAGCAAACCACTGGTGGCGGGAGCCATCGCCGTCTTCAACGACGCCAAATACGCGCCGAAATCGGTGACCACCGGATCACCGCTGACCAGGGCCGTTGCCTTAGTCTGGGAGCCGACCCGTAGGTTGATCGGCGTCTGCGCTTGGCCGGAATCACTGACCGTCGGATCGGCATACGCGCTGAGCACTAAGGCATGATCGTTGGCCCAGCAGAATGTATTTCTCACACTCCAGCAAATGGTCTTGGAGGTCGCCCGAAAAAAGGCGATTGGGGTTTCGTAGGTCGTGGCGACCATCAATCGGCGGCTGACCACGAAGGAAGTCCCAGAAGCTTGGTAGGGCAACGACGGGGGTTGAATAGTAGCCATGTGTATATTCCTTTAACTGCCAAGAGCCAGCCAATAAAAGCCGAGCGGGCCGCCGTTCCACCTGCCGCCGAATAATGGCGACGCGGTGGTGCAATCGAAGCCGGTGGGTGTGATGCCGTTGACGTCGGCCCAGGCCAGATCGGAGGTGGCCAATACGATGATATTGCCGGAGGTGAACGGCACCGGGAAATTTTGATGGGCATTGCCGGTGCCATCGGTCGAACCAAAGCCGAATTGCACGAGGAAACTTGACGTATTATCCCGCCACCAGCCGGGATTGCCGGCGTGATATTCGGTATTCGATGCAGACGCCCCAGTCGGCCCTGATGCCCCAGTGGGACCACGAACCCCGATTGGGCCAGTGGGTCCCGTGGGACCCTTGATCAAATTGACCGCACCCAACGCATCGGCGATCGCTTGCGAAACCCCCATCAAATCGCGGGCTTGCTGCAAACTTTGGGCACCTACCACGGGCAGCATCACGGCGGAAATGACATCGGCGCGCAAGGGCTCGGTGGTCGAGGTGTCGAAGATTTGGTTGCCGTCGCTATCTTCGAGGATCAGGCGGTAATCACCATCGCCATAGATCGCTGCCGCTCCGCGATCATCCAATATGATCGGATTGGTCCAGAAGATGGTCTCATTGGCGTCCTGCCATGTGGCCTTTTCGGCGGAGGTACCCGGCGTATAGGTGAATAATTTTCCACCGGCCAATGGGGCGCCGTCATGATCGATGAATTGCAGTTGAGGAGGAAGAAGGAGATTGGCCATTTAGGGAGTCCCAAAGCCATGTGCACACCAACTGAAGCCGGTGGCGATTCCGATGGTGTTATCGGTATCCTCGGCGATCACCGAGAACCCGGTGGCGACGGCATTGACCACGCGCAACACGGTGTTGAGCGAATTGTCCTTCGGAGTGACCACTACGCCCAGCAGGTTGGTATAGCTCTTGGCAAAGCCCAACACGGCGGTACCGCTGCCATTGGTCGCGGAAATTCCGAAATTGATCAGGAAATTGGTGTTCGGATCGAACCAGTAGCCAGGATTGCCGGAAGACGCCGTGGGATTGCTGGACCCGGTCGCTGCCGGTCCAGTGGCGCCGGTTGGACCTTTGACGCCTTGCGGCCCTTGAGGTCCCGTGGGTCCCTTGAGCAACGAGAGATCGCTGACCGCGTCTTGGATTGCTTGCGTGACTCCGAGCAAATCGCGGGCTTGCTGTAAACTTTGGGCGCCGACTACTGGCAGCATGACGCTGGAAATGACATCGCCGGGCAATGCACAGGAGGTCAGGCGATCCCAGATTTCATTGCCGAGATTATCATAGAGGATTTGCCGGTAATCGCCGGACCCCCACATGACGCAGCGGCCGGCAGCATCGAGGGGCACCGGATTGAGATTCGGCACGGCGCCGTCTTGGTCGGAATAGGTGTGTTTCAAGGCCAAGGTACCGGGCACTGCCATCAGCACTTGGCCGCCGGCATAGGGCTTGCCGTTCTCATCGATGAAGAATTGCTCGCCATTGGGGATTGGAGACACGCTCATAGCGGCATGCCATGTACAGGAGAAACGCTCATGGCGTTATTTAGCGGTCGGGAGCGGGTAAATAGTCGATTATGGCCAACAGACAACTCATCAAGCGACCGCCAATCATCGATCGCATCCCCCATCCGGGGGAAGTGCGCGAGATGTGGCAATCCCTCACGTTACTGGCGATCAAGACCTGTGCCGAGGTGATGGAAAACTCGACGAACGACATGGCCCGCCTTTCCGCCGCCAAGGAAGCGATCGATCGCGGCTGGGGCAAATCGCATACGATCCCGTCTGGCGAAGTGCGGCCGGGTGGCAAGATCGAAGTGCTGTTCGGTGAGCCTCCTGAGATAAAGAGTCACCAGACATGACATCGGGTAAAATACCGACTGGTTTCAAGGCCGATTAATGCCCAAAGGCTATTCCAGCTATGACCGGGAACGCGATGACCTGGAACGCGATGCGCCGAACAAGGCGGTCAATGCCAAGGCGACCTTCCCGCCGAAATTCCGGCCCTTTCTGACGCAACGCACCTATTGGAAGATCATCTATGGCGGGCGTGGCAGTGGGAAAACCGAAAGCTGTGCCAAAGCCCTGTTATTGATGGGCCATCAGCAGCCATTGCGGATATTGGCATGTCGCGAAATCATGCAAAGTATCCGACAGTCGAGCCATCAGGTGCTCAGCACGATGATTGGCGAGCTAGGTTTGGAGCAATTCTACACGGTCGAGAAGCAAAGCATCTATGGCCCGTTCATGGACTGGACGGATGCCCGAGGCATTACCAAAAAGCGACGCACTGAGTTCATGTTCGCCGGGTTGCGGGAAATGACCGTGAGTCAGATCAAAAGTTTTCACGACATTAATATTTGCTGGATCGATGAGGCGCAAGACATCACCAGCAAGTCGATGCGCGTGCTCACGCCGACGATTCGGCGGGCCGGGGGCAGTGATCCGAATTCGCCGTGCGAGATATGGATGTCATTCAATCCCACGTTTGAATCGGACTGGGTGTATTCCAACTTTGTCGCCGAAACTCCGTTGGAGGATTCGACGGTGGTGCAGCTAAACTGGCGGGATAATCCCTGGTTCGACCAATCGGGTCTGCGCCGGCAGATGGAGGAAATGCGCCGCCGGAGATACGAAGAATATCTGCACGTGTGGGAAGGCGAAATTCTCAAGTATTGGGAAGGCCAAATCTACTTGAACGAATTGAAAGAGGCCGAGGAAGAAGGCCGCATTGGCACAGTGCCGTATCGCACCGATTTGCCCTGTCAGGTGGCGTTTGACATCGGCGGCAAAAACGATGCGACAGCGTTCTGGATATTCCAGGCCGACGGCGACATGCTCAACTTCATCGATTACCATGAAGCCATCCAGAGTACCGTCGATTACCACCTCAAATGGATCGAGGCCCGGCCGTACGTGATTTCCAAGATATGGCTGCCCAAAGACGCTCGTGCGGTGAACCCTGGCATGGCGCATTCCTATGAAGAATTGGTGCGGGCGAAGGGGCAAAAGGTGCAGATCGTACCGACGGGCGCCGGTTCGGTGGAGGAGGGGATTAACGCGGTGCGGACGTTATTTCCGCGATTCCGCATCGATGCCCGGCGCTGTGCCAAGGGATTGACCGCGTTGCGTAATTACCGCTATGCGGCGTCGGAAGAAGACGGGGTGTTCAGCAATAACCCGGTGCATGATCGATTTTGTCATGGATCGGACGCCCTGAGATATGCCTGTATGGCGTACAGAATTGCCAAAGACGCGAAGATCGACACCAAGAAGTACTATAGTCCGGCGCCATTCCGGGGGGTGGACAGCGGTTGGGCCTTGTAATTGCCCGAGCGAACCCGGATCAAACGTGATGCCGTCACGTTTGATAAGCGAACCCTGCTTACTAGTAAGCGGATAATGGCAGTCCGATCACGTGATTTCCGCACATCGCTGATGCGCGAGCGCTATTGGGCCTTGTAATTCTCGTAAATACACCTTATGGTTGATAAAATCCTAGAAGAAGCGAAGGCTCGCTTCAAGAAGTGTCAGACGTGGGAATCCCACGCCCGCAATAACTGGCGCGCCGATATGAAGTTTTGTTACGGCGATTCGGTCAATTTGTTCCAGTGGAACTCCGACATCATCGATTCCCGCACGGCAGCCGGCAAGCCGTGTTTCACCATCAACCGTACCCGCAACTATTGCATGCAGATCATCAATGATTCGCTGGCCAATAAGAGCGAAGTGCAAGTCCGAGCCGTGGGTGGGGAAGCCAGTTTTGCCAGTGCGACGGTGATGGAAGGAATTTTGCGGCACATCCAATACATCAGCGACAGCCAATTGGCCTATGAGCAGGCGTCGCATGATCAAGTCATCGGCGGCATCGGCTACTGGCGGATTGTCACCGATTACGCGCGGGATGACTCGTTCGATCAAGAAATTTTTATCCGGCCGGTTCGCGACGCGTTGAGCGTGTATATGGACCCGCACATATCGACCATATCGGGCGAGGACGCTGAGTATGCGTTTGTGTTCACCGATATCGACCGCGATGAATTCAAGCGTGCGTATCCCAGATATAAGGACGCGATCGCCGATGTGCCGTTCAGTCTGGATGACCAGGAAACCGATTCCTGGGTGCAGGAAGATCGGATTCGTCTCTGCGAGTACTTTCGAAGAGTTTACAAGACCGACCGGATTCACCAGACCGAGCAAGGCGTCATTCGCGGCTCCGACATGGACGAGGATGACAATCAGGCGTTGACGGATCATCCCGATGTGCCGACCCGTGATATCATCACGCCGGTGGTCGAATGGTATTGCATCGCCGGTGATCGCATTATCGACAAGTCAATCTTTCCTTCACGCTTCATTCCGATCGTGAGATGTGTCGGACTAGAGAACGTGATCGACGGCGTCTGTGATCGAGTGTCCCACACCAGGAGTCTGATTGACGCGCAAAAAAGTTACAACTTCAGCACGAGTAGTGGCATCGAATATGTCAGTGGCCAATCGAAGTCGCCTTGGTTGGCGGATGTCGCGTCGATTGAAGGCATGGAAGAATATTGGAAAGATTGCAACCTCAAAACCTATTCCGTACTTCCTTATCGAGGTCGCGGCGATGACGGCCAAGAGATTGCGCCACCGCAGAGGGCTGATCCGCCGGTCTATGCTGCGGCATTTTTGGATGCCCTCAAAGTCGCGGCGTCGGAAATGGAACTTGTGAGTGGGCAACCACCAGCGGCGATGGGTGAGCAGGGAAATGAACGAAGTGGCAAGGGCATCATCGAACGCCAGCGGGCGGCGGCAAATAGCACGTATCATTTCGTCAATAATTTGAGTACTGCGCTGCGTTATACCGGAAAAATTCTCATCGACATGGTGCCTCGGGTGTATGACACCGAGCGCACTTTGCGAATCCTGGCGCAGGATGGCCAGCAGCAGACCATCAAGATCGACCCGACT